CGAGTTTCAAAAATATGCAAAACTGATTCAGCAACATGTATATCAACGGAATTAGTGAAAATGTAATTCAAATTGTCATAACAAAAGTCAACATATCCATCCATGAAATATTCCAATGTTTCGCGCATTTCATTGTTGTGAATTTCTGTGATTATGTTGCGTTGTTCATCAACATCAATAACTTGTGTATCTGCTTTAACCTTAGCATAACCTTTTTGATTTTCTGCAATCAAATAATTGAATGATGTTCTTGTATAATAAGAATATGCTTTGCCATTCTCTGGATTAAATTTATCTAATCGAGCTGTTAGGAATGTAACAAGATCTGTTTGCAAATCATTGAATGAAGAATCAATGTAATCAGGTTTTATCTTGTTGATTAAATTTTCAGCCATTTTCATGAATGCTGGAAATATAAATCTGCGATAAATTTTTTCACGTAAAGCAGGTTGGTCTTCAACTTTATTGTAAGCACAAATAGCTATATCTGTGATTTTAGTAAAATATACATTGCTTTTCTTTTTAGCTCTCCTGCCCATCGAATTCCTCTTTAAGTTCTTCAATTACTTGTTTTAACAAAGCAAATGTTGTTCCTGCTTCATCATCTTTTTCAAATGCTCCTAGTCGATCAATTTGTTGCATAGCATCATATGATTGTTGAATTCTAGAATACATATATTCATTTGTTTGTTGAACTGATTCAATTAAATCATCAGTATCAGCTAATACTCCGGCCAATACATAAGCTCTATAACCAAAGTATACTGCGGCTCCTGTGGTTACGGTTGATATTAATATAAGTGCTATCATGATTAATCTTCTAGTTTAAATGCACTAAATATATCCGTTAATGACTTTTCGACATCTGGATTATTTTCAGCTAAGTTTTTCAATCCGTTGCTTTTTTGTGTTTTGCTTTTTTCTGCAACAGGTGCAGGAGATGAAGCTTTTCCATTTCTCCAACGTTCGAACTCAATCTGTGCTGCCATGTGATCTGCATGATGCAATACAATAGGAAGATTTGTTTTCAATTTGGCTTGTGCTGATCTGGCAACATAATACGGTTTATTTGCATCATCATACATTCCATCATGAATCTTAATGGCTTGATATTCATTCCAAGACATTTTAACATCATATTCTTGAAGCAACCAAATTGAAAGGTCTGGCACCATGGTAAATGGAATATTTTCATTGTGGCGATACATCTTGTTTTGATTCTTGCGATGCCAATCTGATGTCTCTACCTGATAAACTTCATTACCTTCACCCGGAAATCCTACTTTACCTAAATCATGATGCATTGCTGCAAACATCAATTCTTCCATGGAATAACCGGACATATCAGCACCAGATGATTGCCATGTTGCATACAAGTTTCTAGCGCATTCCATTACTCGAAGTACGTGGTCAACATATCCTCCGGCAAATGCATTATGAAAATGTGCAATTGAAGATGCTGGCATCATAACAATGCGATCTTCTAAGTCATCATACATTGCATGGATCTTATCTTTACGCGTAGGAAAGAATTGATCAATTTCATCACGAAATCTTTCCCAATTCGATTTGATTTTTTCTGCTTCTAACATAACTTAATATAATAACTTATTTTCGTAATTCCAAAGTTTGACCAGCAACAAGCTTTGTAACACATTTTGAACATGTTATTGCAGTTGCCTTTTCATCTACTCTTTGACAAATTTCTTCGCAATATTTACATTGCAGTTTTTTGTAACCTTTTGGTGGTTGTGAAGATTTTGTGTTTCTCATTCTCTATCAATAAAATAACGTGCTGAATCTAATTTCTTAAGAGCTGTTGCTAAATTGTGCAATGCAGATTCTTTATCTATTTTGCCTTCTTGCAGCATACGTCCGGTGTTTCGGATAATCTCTCTTGCATCTTCGATGTCATCAGTAATTTGAGCTTTGTAACGATAATGTGCCATAACTTTTCCTTTTTTTTAATTTATAATAAATATTGTTAATCTAGAATCAATGCAGTTTTTTGAGGTTGGCAACATGTTACATTTAGTTGCAACAATGATTGCTCTTTTGCCTTGGCTTCAACCTCAATATCTAATGAATCAACACCATATGTGCATGGAAGCTGTGTAATAAAATCAGCATGAGCTTGTTCCTTGATCTTGGTAAACTCTTTGTATGCCTTATGAAAGGTTGGCCATTGTGCAATTGTATCCATGGAAATACCATGATGCTCAAACATACGCTCAATAAGAAGTTGTTGTTCGCGTCGACGTGATTCGGAATAGTGAGTGCATTGTGTTGCACCGTGAATAGCCCAAGTGTCGCGAGCCATAAAGAATGCTTCTTGTTCGCTGATATCACCGGTATTGAATGTATGATGCCAATAGTCGAATGTAATAGGAATACGAGTTGGAACATGCAAATACTCATACAATTCACGCACAGAATACATAGAAGCCTTATCATCATTTTCAACAACTAAACGTGCACGGCAGGATTCTGATAAACGTGAGTAGTTAAATAACCAACGAGCAACTGTACCAGGCTTATCACCATAAGTAGCACCAATATGAATATTGATAAGATTGTCAAAGCTAGGAGCATAACCCATAAGGTCAAACATTTCGCTATGACGTTCAAGACCAATGATGCTATTATCAACAACCACATCATCAGGACTACCTAAGATATGAAACGGACCAGGGTGTGTCGTAAGACGATGGTTATGTGCACGAGCATAATCACCTGCTATGCGAAGATGATGTGTGATCTCCGCAATACCAGGTAAGTCACGTAACTCATAATGATTCCAACGAGGAAATATCTCAGAACCAATACGGAATAGACGAATACCTTGCGATTCATTCCATTGCAGAATAGTCAATAAGTCCTTGGCATTGGCAAGTGCAATGTCGGAAGCTAATTGTAAACCGCCAAGACGGAACTTGCGGTCAATCATTGCACGCCCGGTGCGAATGCCTTGAGATGATAAATGCTGGTTGATACAGCAGTAACCGTAACGAATCATAGGATTTTTTTTATAATATAAGAAAAAATTTGCAACAATCAAAGAAACAATGTTTTTTTATTATCTAGATATTTATATCAAAGAAAGTAACCTTAAAGGAAAAAATATGAAAAACACATTAGCAGAAAATTTACTTAGATTCAGAGCAAAGAATCTTTCTGAAACTGATCGATCTAAATTAGCAGAACAGGATATCAGCAAAAAATTGCCAACTGCAACGGTGACGGCAAAATCTGCAGAAAAACGTTTAGAAGCATCATTTAAGACTGAAGATGGTGGCGTTGGCACATGGATGGCATATGTTAAAATGGATCCGAAAACGAAAAAATGGAATCTTACTCGACTTAGTTTTATATTACGAGGTAAAGCTGGTAATAAAGATGCTACTTTAAGATTGCAAGGCAATGATATTATGCGAGGTGACTTAGCAACAATATTACAAAATGGAGAATTAGGATATACCGGACCTGGTTTAACGCCATTAGGATCTTTGAATAATTTAATAAGCCAAATAACAAAACAAACAGGACTACAATTAGATCCTCATATAGATTTAGAAAACACTTTAAAAAGTATGCCAAATCGTTATTATACATACGGAACAGCCACTGTACCAAAAGGTAATTATTTAAAACCAGGAATTGAATTTGGTGTTAAAAAATTAACTAACCCAGAAACTAATCAAGTAATTCGTAAATCATTATATATTGGTAATAAATTTGATCCATCATTAGCAATCGATATAGAAGCTGATGGCAAACTTAGATTTAACGGACCAAACTCTGTAGCTACAGTTTTAACAAATCTTTTAAAATCAGCAACTCAATATATTAATGTGAGTCCAACAGATGATTACGCTAAAGATCATGTATTAAGTAGTATAAAAAGTTTAGCATATCAAAATTTATAATAAAAATTTACAATAATGTAGTAATGGGGGCATTGCCCCCATTTTTACTGTTATTTGAATCTGTTTATATATATCTAATCTGGTGCATTAGAGTCAATATATCTGAATTACATACACATACATTGAAATCGATATAATTATCTACATTAGTTCCAAAAGAATTATTATCTTTAAAATGAATTTTATAATTAAGTATGTAATATGACACTTTTTCTTTTGGATCGAAAACAGGATAATAATCTTCAATCATAGTCAATTCTACTTTTACATTAGTTTTACCAACAAGAATTCTAAATGATTCGGCAAAATAATGATTATCAACTTTTTGATTAGGATCTTCATTTAATTTAGTCAGCGCCGGATTAATTAATGAAATAAATTGTATTTCATCATTTTTAGGTTTTTGATGATAAAGATAATTACCAAGATTTATGATATCTTTTTCAGAAACAGATCCAGTTAATAACTTAGTAATTGTGTCATTAACTTGATTGTATTTAATAATATTTTTTCTATCATTTTCATCTCGTTGAGCAAAAGAAATACTAGAAATAAATACTGCGATAAAAACAAATAACTTTTTCATGTCTCTTATTTTTTAAGTGGTTAACTAATTAATTATACTATAAATATAAGAAATATATCAGTAGTATCCAACCAAAATCAAAAAAAGTTTTGAAAAAGTTAATCTTTTTTCACAAATCCATTTAAGAAATCTCGTTGCCGTTGGATTGCTGAATTGAGGTTAGAATCTTTTCGTTTTGTTGTATTGTTTGTGTGCACTCCTGCAGAGCTAGACTCATTACCATTTTCCATCCGCTTTGTTCCGGTGGTATTTGATTTGTTTTTAGTACTACTTGTTCTAATAGGTTTTCGCTTGTTTGAATCATCATTTCTGCTCGGAGGCGTTGGCCTTGTGGGCTTTTCATAAATTTGGAGATTGCTTCGGGGCTGTTCACCTGCGGCAATTCGTCGGTTGAGTTCATCAGCTCCGATAGTTCGGGTTTCTTCGAAGAAGATGCATCCGGTAGCGTATTGGGTTCTGTATTCTTTGATTTGAATGCCGCATGGATAACGCGTAGAATTCGCAGTAACTGTATATTGAATACCCCAATTAGTTTGTTTATGATTTGTAACATGTCCGTATTTTTTAGCACCTAACCAAGTAAAATAAACAGGCTCTCCTGTTTTGAAGAGAGCCTTGTTAAATTGTTTTTCTATGGTTTCTGGAGCTTGTTGTTTTTTTGCCATACCGTTTAATTAAAACATATTCCGGTGATTTGATCTACAATATAGAATACTCGGATATATTTAGTAACCTTATCCTTTGAAAACATTTTTTCTGTTTGTTTATCTCTTTGCAATATGTAACCTGATTGCATGAATCTATTAGCTACAATTCGTATAGCTCGTAAACTATTAGCTTCAATCATGATGTTTTCATCATCAATCATTACAGCAACTTGATGAAATTTTGCTTCGGAATCTTTTTTATTAGAAATTCCTGCAGTTTCATTATTCGAGTCTGAATTTTGAGATTCTTCTAAAGAATTTGCAATGTTTTTGAAAAAATCAGATAAATCTAAATTAGTTCCTGCACTGTATGATTCAAATAATCCAAACAAGTAATCTGCTCGTTCTTGCACGTTCAAAGTTAGAAAGAAATTGAATTCTTCTTTACCTATGAATATCTGTGTGAAATCTGTTTGCATAGCTTTCCTCCTGATTAATTACAAATAACATGTCACATTGTTCTTCGTGTAACTGTTTAATAACTGCTATTTGTTTTCTTGCTTCATCTAAGCTCCGTGCATGAACTCGGCCAATTGGCTCACGTTTACTATCGTTTTGATATGAATATGTATATGTATTCATGTTATTTTATTATAAATATAAACCTAATTCATATGCCCTAACGGTTGTAGTCATCGCATCATTCAATGTTTCTGCAACTCTGGTTATTTCGTGTGGGGTTAAATTAATAGTAAATGTTTTGATTTCGATTGGAAATGTAGATTCATTACTAATTCTAGAATACTTTGCGGATGTTTCTGCCATTGATTTAGAATATGCAATCAAATCTTTATATCTAAATTTGATTTTAGCTCCTGCTACTTCTAACGTTCCAATTTCCGTCATCATTGGATCTTCTCGGAATGCTTCTTCTGAAATCTTTTCATTGAAAGTGAAATCAATATCAGCCCATGTAGCA